GACGACGGGATCGAAACCGCTGTTCGGTAGCGGAGGAGAGCCGTGAAAAGGGAAGGTGTATGTCGCCACGACAGTGAACGACGCGCCGGGGCCCGGAGCGGGCGGTACGGGGTCTGACTTGAAGATAGCAAAGGAATTGTCCTGACGCACGTTGCTGACGACATAAAGCGTACCGTCAGCGACCTGTATAAACTGAGCCCCCCCAGTCAAAAGCTCCTTAGACCACGAGACTTGATGATCCAATTGGGTAATCATAGACTGCTCACCCCCGCTGTACGAGTCTTAGCTAGCTTCGCGGTAGTTTCCTTACGAATACAGCCGCAGCTTTTTGTAGCTAACTTCCTTAGACTCGCCCCGAGAACTACCTTTCTTGAACTACCACAGTCGCATTGAACGACCCACTGAGAACGTTTACCCGAGGAATTTTCTGAGCGAGCAACCACCACCAGCCTTCCAAACCTTTGTCCTATTGAAATTTTTGGGTGCTTTGGATGACAAGTGCCTTTACCACAACTCTTTGCATCTCCCGACAGCAAGGACTTTCTAATGACCACCTTCTCCGCGCCACAGTCACACTTGCAGAGCCATGCGCTATTTCGGTGGCGTCCGATACCTTTGAAAGCAACAACTACTAGTTTGCCGAACCTTTTTCCAACCAAATCTAAAACAATTCCCCTGCAAACACCGCTGCCGCAACTTATGGTTTTGCCGCTTATCAAGCTAGTGCCCAACACCGTCATTTTCTTACCGCAGGCGCACTGCACGAGCCACGTAGACTGGCCCGAGGGGGATGACGGAAAGGGGCGTATGCCCGCAAACCCCAAAACCGACAATTTCCCAAACGTCATTCCTACCAAGTTCAGTCGGCTTGGGATTGTGGCATTTATCCAGTCGAACCCACCTTCGCCGCCTTTCTTCAAGTTCATACACAGCGGGTCGCTGACGTGGGCGTCAACGAGTTCCGCCTCCTTCTGGAATGCTGCTTTAGCGTCGGAGTAGACGAACAGAACATCTTTCCTGAAGCCCCCGATTCCGTATTTAGCGACGGCGTTCTTGAGGTATTTTCCTGACCCGAGGTAGGCGTCGTTCGGATCATCGGTTTTGTGGCAACCGATGTAGAATTTACTGTTCTGGAGGTTCGTCGTCTTGTAAACGGTATGGAACATTGTGTGCATTCCCTACCAATAGTTTAGAAGTTGTTTTACCTCATCGCGGATGATGGAGGCAAAATACGGCGTAAAGTCCGTATTTTCAAGATTGTGTGTCGAGTGTGGTAAGCAAGTCGGTTGATCCCCTACCTAATACGGAGAAAAGCCGATTCTTTCTTTACATAGACGGTCACTCGTCTTCTCAACTTGAAGTTGGGTAGGGACGAAAAATTTCAAGTGATGCGACTCGCGTTACGTACATATATACAACAAAATAAAGGATTTAATTGGCTAAACTTCTTCAAGTAAATAAATTTGAAATTTCCTAGCAAAAACGCCCGTCTTTTTGGTAGAATAGGTTCCATGAGGCGCAACGGCGGAAAATACGAATGCGAGCAGAAGCAACAAGAGGCTCGGATTCCTATCTGGAAAATCCTGCTCGAAACGTATCGCGGCGGCGACGTTCTCATCCTTCCCGAAAAGAATCGCAAAGAACTTGATGTCCTCCTCTCCTCGGGTGTACAACCCCGCAGCGTGTACACCGTTGATAAATCTCCCGCCGTCATCGCAACCTTTACCCGCACGTTGTCCGCACCCGAACGCGACGGTATTCATCGCCGTGGTGCCTTGGTGTCCGTTGCTTGCACGACGTGGGCAAAAGAGGGAGTCCAACTTGAAGCCGCCCATTTCGATCTTTGCGGGAACGTGCAGGGATATCGGGATGGGTCAGTAAGGCAGGAACTTGAAAACATCGCCCGCTGTGGAATTATTGATAACGCCCGCATAGCCGTAACGGTGGAAAAGGGTCGAGAGAAATCCAAGCTTATCGAAAGGTTTGATCGTATTGCGCTGCTCGCTGCTGCGCTTAACAATGGCTTGCGGGGACGTTCTACCGTAAAGGTGATTACTTCTCGCACATACCAAAACGGCCCCAGCCCCATGCTGTGGGTCGCATTCCAACTAGGGGGAAAATTATGAAGATCGACCATGAACTTGAAGTACCGTTAGACAAGATAGTCAAGGACTGGGACGTGCGCGTCGAAGCTGGGGCTGAAGACCCTGAGAGGGTAGTGCTTCTTCAGGGGCTCTATGTTGATGGCAAAAACATCGACCTGATAAAGGTTGCACCCGTCACCCCGCAGTTAGCAGAAAAGCTGCACCTTCCGAACGGGGGTAAAGACTACTATCGCCTCATCGAAGGACGCACACGATACGCCGCTTTGACCGCGAACAGCATCGACTCTGAGTTGAAACGCGAAGTAAGAAGTCATTTCAAGAAAATCCGCGTTGCGGTGCTGGCTCCAGCAACCGAAGCTGAATATCTGCTGTACGCCTATAAAGCCAACTGTACGGGGCCTAAACCCCCGAAATTTGAGGACTTGAAACAGACGGTTGAACTGCTGATTCAGAGTGGCATGAAGGAAAAAGCCATTATCAACAGTTCGCTCAACCAAGTTGAGAGCATGAAAAACCTCAAGTTGGCGTGCGGTCAGGTACGTTCCAACCTCCACAAGACGGGCGTTCGCGAGGCGAAGAACATCCTCCTGAAAAACCTTGAACCCGTTCGCTCAATTACGGATCAAAAAGAACGGGAGAAAGCGGCTGCCGATTATTGTGGCATCCCAGTTAAGGCCCTCAGGAAGGCGATAAATCATGAACCGGGGCGGAAACCACAAGCCCTGTTGAGTGAACTCAAAAAAGACCTTGGTGGTATGCACAACCGTCGTTCTCAGTTTGTGCGGGACTGGACAAGCAAACTGAACGGGCACTATGACAACGGTTATCCGACTGACCAAGTTCTTGATGTATTCGACCACATCATTAAGCAACTTCAAAAAAACGTGGACACGATGGTAACAGCCCGCGAACGCTTTGAAATTCGCATCAGCGGCGGTATGGTGAAGGGAAAAGCAGCCGCAGCCGGGAACTAATCTGTGTTGTGTAGTCAAAATATCAAAGGAAGGAGACCAGCATGAGAAAGAGCCAGCTATCCGACAGCGAAAAGCGGAAGATGATTCGCGGCCATGAGGACGGAAGCACCGTCTATGAACTTGCGAAGAAGTACGGCATCAAGCCAGCATCGGTCGCAGCATACGTCGCCAACGCCCACCGTTAAACCAAGACGGGTTGGGATGAACACCAGTGTTCGATTCGTTGCTTAGCCAGTTCAACGTGATCGGATTCAAGTTCAATCCCTACAATTTCATCCCAACCCGCCTGAAACCCACCTATCAACTCACTGCCGCTACCGCTGAAAGGCACCAGCAGCTTAGTATCGCCTGTGGGCTTAATGAGCGTTGCCAGCCATTTGCACAGATCAAGGGGCTTCACGGTGGGGTGGATGTTGCCGTTGAGACACCCCGCGTCCTTCTCTTTTTTAGACGCCTTCGAGCAAAAGAAGTAGTTACCCAGACGATCATCCTCTTGGAAGAGGAGGTTTCCGGGCCAACGCCCAATCACTTGTTTACCCGATTGCTTGCCTCCAGTGTACTGTGGGCGCATTCCCCACCCCGAATCCTTGATGTTGTTGGCGGTCTTATTCCACCGCTTCTCATTTCCGATTCGACAGGCGTCAATGTTCAAAGGCACCACCTTTTTACCGCGTTTGCAGGCCAAAATAACGGGCTCCCAAGAAGGTTTTAAGCAGGATTTTGCTTTGGGAAAGCCACTGGTGTAGCACCACATGAAAACATCCCTCAACTCAAACCCAGCGTCCTCCATAGCAACCATCAGACGGTGGTGAGTACGTGGGAATCCGAACGCCAGCACATACGCTCCCGGCGTCAAGACGCGGTAGATTTCTTGCCACATAGGGACGCTGAAAGCAATGCCAGACTTGTCCCAGTCCCTACCCATAAAGCCAAGCTCGTAGGGCGGGTCGGTGAGGCACCCATTGAATGTATTGTCTGGGTAACGTGGTAGGGCCTTTAGAACGTCGTCGCATTGAATGTCGAAACCCATGTCACCCTCTAAAGGACGGGGTGAGTAGTTCCAACATTCTAAATCACTGTTTTGGCGCTCTTGGCAATCCTGTGGCGGTAGATAGCGGCGATAAGCTGTAAAAATTCATCACGGGACTTGTCGGATTTCATCTCGTTGCATGGCTGGCAGCATGGCACGACGTTTCCTTCAACGTATCCCCCGTTGCTGTCGATTCTGTCGATGCCATTCCAACGGAAGGCGGCATAGTCGGCATTCTTACGACGGCGGCTTGGCGATACTTGGCGCTCTGGTAGACGACCGCAATAGTCACACGGGGAGGTCACCAACTTGATGAAAACGTCCTCCGTGAGTTCGAAAGGACGATTGTTGGCTTTTGCAGAACCTCTGTAGTCTGTTAGGAGGTATTTGTGGGCGGGCACCCGGCCTGTAGGTCTTATGCCTTGGTCACAGCCGCAGCTTCCTTGGCGTGGCGAGCCATCGGCATTGAATCGTAGGTTGGCGGTTATAACACGAGCCTCTCGACCGCAATCACAGTCACAGACCCAAAGCGTCCGACCGAACTTGTCCCGCCGTCCGTATTTACAACGGACGACGAGTTTTCCGAATCGCTGTTTCGTCAGGTTTTTATGGTAAGCCATGCCCCATTATACCATGAGATTACATGCCTTCGCCAGAGCCCTCAGGTCCCTCGTCTTCGCCTTCAGCCTCAACCTCGTTCAGGTCGAGACCCTTGGTGATGCGCTTGCCAAGATCGGTATTCTGCATCAGCCAATCACCAACCGAGTTGTAAATGTTGCTCAAAAGTTCATTAAACTTGGAATCTTTGACGGTAAACATCGCGTCTTCCAACTTGCGCTCGCAATCCTCTGGATCGAGGTTCAGGAATTCGTAAATGATATCGACAGGCAAGCTGCCTTTTGAATAAAGATTAAACAACATGTCGTAAAGGTCACCAGAGTCGCGGAGAGCCATGCGGCTGAACGTGACCTTGGGGTAAATCCAACGTGGACGCCCGTACTTGTCCATCTCATAGAAGCCCTTTTTCATTGCATACGGTTTGAAAATTTGCTCCTCGATGACGTAGGTCAGAAGGTCTCGAAATTGAAGATAGGAGACATTCATAATTTCCAATTGTATTCTGTTGCCTGAGTACATACCCTCACCGATGAGGATTTCAGGTGACAGACCCAATCCGATAGCCAAGTCGGAGTTTGTGTGCTGCCACTCAGCGTCGAGCGAGAGCAAACGTCCCTCGGAACCAATTTCGTCCCAACGGCACTCGTAGTTCACGACCACGGAGTAATCAGGGTCGGCGATGGCTTCGTCGATGTGTGCCCGCAAAGCGATGACTTCGGACGCCGGAATATCTGGAGCCACGATCAACCGCTTCGGCGTCATGTTGCGGGATGCCAACGTGCTCTGCACCTGACGGAGCTTCTCACGGTAGATGACCGTGCGGATACAGCGTTGCAGGATGCTGCGACCGTGCAGTTCGTAGCCGCTCTTCTTGCGGGCGAAATGGATGACGTAGGAACCTTGGAACGGATCGTTGTTCAGCGGAATCTTGCCTTCCGTCTGGATCACGTCCTTCACTTGGTTCGGGACATCTGGATCGTCCATGTAGGCTTGTTTCTGAGCCTCGGGTGGTTTGTAGTAGATCGTCGGACCATCCACCATCGTGCCTTCATTGGTGATGTCGATCTGCTCAGGAGGAAGAATCTGAATGCGATCCGGCCCTTCGTAATCCTTGTTCTCGATGTGGGAGAAGAGTTCCAGTTCTTCGCGTTTCTTCTCGCGGATTTCCTTCAACTCCTCCAACAGTTCTTTCTTCTTTTCGAGCAACTTCAAAAGGTGCTTGAGTTCCATCAACTCGCGCTGAGCCGAGATCGTGGCACCCATGGCGATAGCGTCCTTGACGCCCGGAGCCGCGTCCGCAGGAGTCAGAGGACCACCCCCACCGCCGCCTCCACCCATCGGAGCACCACCGCCCATACCTTCAACATCACCAAGCCCACCCTCACCAAGGGGAGCGCCTTCGCCGCCCGGAGCCGCTGGGTCACCGGGAGCGCCCGCAGGGGCGTCCGTAGGAGCGTCTGCGCCCGGAGGCGTACCACCGCCAGCATCGCCAGCGGGTGCCGCAGGAGCAGCGGGAGCCGCAGGGGGCTGAGCAGTCTTCGTCATTTCAGCCAGAATTTGAAGTGGGTAAGAATCATCGCCCTTCTCACCACGGATAAGCTTCGCCAGCTTGTCGTTGTTTTCTGAGGCCAAGATCATCTTGGCGAGCTTCTTCGCGGGGATGCCTACGACCTTAGCAAACTTGCGGGCACCCTTGTTGAGTTCCTTACGGGTCGCCTCGATCTTAGCTGCAACCTTGTCGAGGTCCTTCATAACGCTGTCAGCACCGAAGTCAAAGTCGATGCCAGCAGCCTTCAGTTCATCAAACACGGAGGCACGCTTCTTGATCCACGAGGAACGCTTCTCAGGCTGGAGGTATTCGAGAATACGATCAGCCGTGCCGCCTTCGGGTGGGTGGAAAGCCCCATCGCGGGGTTCAACGCCTGCACCGCCGCGCTTGCCTTCCTTCTCAAGGATATCTCGGGCCGCTTTGCAAGGCTCAATATCTTCAGGGTCTTCGATGAACAGAAAGGTCTCACCGATGCACCAGTATTCGCGGGCTGCGTCGATGATGATCTGGAACAGGCGGGTGCGGTTCATCATCCGCTGGAAATCGTCGTACACGTAGTCGGCGTACTCTTCGGAGGAGCACTTCGGTTTCTCTGCCGTCATCTTGCTGACGGGGAGTTCCGTGTGCATGTCGATTGCACGTCCTACGATTGGGTCACGGTCATACGCCAGACGGTAGAAACGGAGTTCTTCTGCGCGGGATGCGGGGAGTTCAAGTGCATCAACTGGGAACTCATAGCTGTAGTAGCCGATGTTGTTCGAATCTTGAATGTCGGCATTGCCTAAGCCGCCGTCGCTGAAAAGACCAGCAGCCGTCTTAGCTGCTTCGTACATACCCCAGCCCGAGTTGGGGTTAGAACTGACGGTGCCACTACGTGCCGCTCCCTGAATGATGCGGAGCTTGTTCATCGCCGAATCTTCGACGATCTCACCCTTGGAGTTCACCTGCGTGTATTTACCAGCCGATGCGAATTCCTTGCCGCCTACTTTGGCGATCTTCCGCTTCACGAGGGACGGTGAGATGCGTGTGTTTGCACCCCGCTGGCGAGTGGTGACCCGCTTCCCTTGGCCGTCGTCTGCTGTCTTATTTGCCATTTATAGCTCCTATATAGGTAAAACGAATTCAGCTTTAAGGTACTGAATCGCCCGTTCAAACTTTTCGGGGTCGTCCTTAAAGCGTCCCAGCATCACATTACAGGGCACACAAAGCAGCCCACGAATCTTTCCAGTTTCGTGGTTATGGTCAACGCACAACCTCAATTGAGACCCACAAATAGCACATCCCCCGCCTTGACCATTTAGCATAGAAGCATACTGTTCGGGAGAAAGATCGTACTCATTCTCGTAATAACCGTCATGAAGGCAATTCTTGCACCGATCCGTTTTACCACTAAGGCGGTGTACGTTTGTCCCAAAATCACCCAACGGCAGCCATTTTTCACATTTTGGGCACCATTTCTCTTTGTCGTTGAACCGCCGCCGTTTCTTACCGCCGTCTACGGACTTACACGACCAGCACTTCGTAGTGCCGCCGCTCCTCAAACTTCCGCCAGCAACCACCCATTCCACCCCACAAGCACACCGCACTAGCCACGAAGAACAATGGGGCTTGGGGGACGGCACGACTTTACTAATTACGGTCAGTCTCCCAATTTTCCCAACAAGGCTAGACGAAAATCGTGCCAATCCCGTACACGATTTACACAGGCTTCCAACCTGTTCCGCCCGATTGAAGTTGCTTTGGTTCGAGTAATTTATAACCCCACCACATCCCGAGCAAATTCTTTGAAGCATATTGATACCCCTATAAAAGAGGTTTGAAAGTCAGATTATTCTTCATCAGAGAATTCAGATTCCTCATGTTTTTGTCCGCGTAATCCTTTAAGTTTGAGGTTTGTTTGAATTTGTTCCATAAGCTCCTCGGGATTAAGATTAACCAAGTTAACGGTCTCAAATCCCTCGGTGTCAGCACCGGGAGTTGTTACCCGAGTTGCTTTCTTCGCCACAATTTGTGCCGTAGTTCTAGCCTGTCTAACTTGATGCGCCCTATGATATTCCCGCGTAAGGGTTTCTTCCATTTGTGCTGCCAGATTAACCTTCTTCGAGGTCAATTCAGCAAGCCCAAGGAGCCCTTTCTTCAGAAATTCCGCAGTGGGAGCAAATGCCTCCCGCTCTTTATCATCCAAATGTTCCCACAAACGAGTAAGCAGCACCATTACGTTCTTCAAATTGCCATAAGCTTTGGTAGACAGACCCATTGCGGCATAAATTCTCCGCGAGTCGAGCCGCATCAAAGATCGCTTCTTAACAATCGTCGTGTCGTCGTCGCCGTCGATGATTTCCCAGTGTTTGAATACTGGTGAGGCGTGTTTCTTCTTGCCGACAGGCTTGGCAACTTTGCCAACTATTTCTTCTTTCTCACGTTCAAGAGCCGATTCGCGTTCGCCGACGAGGGCAGGTTCGGGGTCTTCCGACCCTTCACCGCGAGCCTCCGCTTCCATCTCCTGTATCTCAGCCTTGGTCAACGCCGGGGTCCATGGACGCCCGCAGCGGCGGCAGGTGTTGAAATAGTCAATCGGCCCGTAGCACTTGGGGCACTGGCGGAATTTGTCTTCCTTTGTGAGGGCTATCTTTTTCTTCGCCATTAGTCGTTGAATTCCTTTAAGTACACAATCGCTTTTTGGAGGAGCACCAAGCTGTCTTCGAACTGACCTAACCCACGATTGCATTTGTGACATAGCAACCCACGAACTTTGCCCGTTTCATGGTCGTGGTCTATCGGTGCATCCAACAAAATTGGGGTGGAGCAAATCGCACATTTTCTTTCTTGTCGTTCCCACAACTCGACCAACTGCTCTTTCGTAAAACTGTAACGGCGTAACCGCATGTACTCGTTGTAGGCGAGCCTAATCTCTTCCTCACTTCTATAGGTTCGTTGCCAATTAAGATGCTTAAGTCTATAGTCGGGTGTAGACCTGTAAGCTTTTCTCCTACAAAAACGACTACAAAATCTTTGATTCCTTCCGACTTTCTCGAACGGTATCTTGCATAGTCCACATTTCATAAATAACCCCTCTATAAATACATCCGTAGTCAAAATAGTGGGGTCATTTTTGTTTTTCTAAACCGTCTCCATCTCTCGCACCTGAACCGCATCTTCGCGGCTGATATGTTCCTTTGGTTCACGTACCGCTAGTGCCCCCTTCAATGTGAGGTAGAACATGTCGTCGCCGCCCCAGTGAGGCCCCGTGCGCTTAACAGCATCACCTTGAATCACCATTGCTTCCCACTCCGCGTACCCATCTTCCCCGATTCCAACACAAAAATGATTACGGTAGGAAGTGTTCTTTTTATTAGGCAACCCGAGTGCGTGCCTAGCGAGTTTCTTTTGCTTTTCGGTCATTGTTCGTCCTTCGTACACAAGTTCTGTATTGTTCGAGTTAGCAGAAACCGCCAAACTCGGATGGTCTGATCCCCTGCAAACCGTTATATCTGTGTACTTTATGTCGGGGTAGCAATCCGTCATGTCCATCCAAAATTTGTACTTCGCTTTTCCAGCGGTGACGTGATAGATAGTGGTCGGCGGGAAAGTAGACCCCTTGACATTGCAATCGAAAGCTTTAAGCATCTTAGCTCCAGTCCGCCGCCCACAGAATTGCCCGCTCCCAATTAGCGAACGTGATGTGCCAGCCGCCCTCGGGCGAGACTGCTGTCCATTTTCCGTTGATTTTTCTGACCCACCATTTACGAGGCATGGACTTCCTCACGAGCCTTCAGGAATTCCTTCGGGACGTAATCGAGCTTCTTACCTGTCACGGTCACAGTGTTGCCGCCGATCTTGATTCTGAGAGTGTTCGGTCCCTTACCCAGAGCTTCCTTAAGTTGCTGTCTGAGTTCCGCGTTGGTCTGTACTTCATCGATCAATTCGAAGACGGGCTCGAACTCATGCAATTCCGCCAGAACCTTCGGCAAGTCAGCAGCGACACGGGCGTGTTGCGCGGCCCTGATCTTGTCCTTGGCTGCTCGATCAGCTTCCATCTCTCGCATGGTCTCTTCGTTCATCCGATGAGCGACCTCGGCGATAGCTGCCTGATCTATCGTTGCAGGAATCGTAGCGGTAATTTCATTCTCGCCTACGGTGATGAGCGGAAGCTCGGCTTGGACTTCCTCGCCGAGGATGAGTAACGTCGGACGGATGATCTTTGCATCCAACGGGATTGCGCCCGAGTATCCGAACGACGGCATCATGCCGCGATCCTTCGCGGTGAGGCCGACTCGCTGCTCGTACTGCACCAACGTCTCCATCGTGGCGTCCTGTCCATCGGGCACGTGGTCAATCGTCCAGTATTCATGCAACTGGAGAATGGCGATCAGGATACGTTGAGTTTCCTTGGGGCTCTTTGCCTTATCGAGAGCGTTGATCGTCTCGTACACATCCGTATCATGCACTCGACCGATGGCGCGTGGATGCAGGTTCGCGATCATCCAAGCTTTGACTTTTCCAACTTTGATCGGATCGCCCGATGTCAGGGAGTTGAGCATAGCCTTGACAGACTTGGAATCAAACAGGTCAGGTAGGTATCTCTCCATGCCCTCAACGTGCGTCCAAGCGTAGGCTTTCTTCGGGTCTGTGGCATTCCAGTCAACGTCCCAGCTATGACCGTATTCCGCATCGCACTCAATTGGCACAGGCCACTTCATCTGCTCGTGGTACTTGCGGAGCTTCATGAGGCGGGTGACACGCGGCAGGATGAACGGAACGTACTCGTTCTTCACCGAGAAGTCAACCTCATCGTGCACCGACGTATGCAGGCGGAACACCGACTGGATCAGCGGGTCACTCTCCACCCACTTGCGGAGGCGGTTCAAAGCGATACGCATGAAGTCGCCGCAGATACCCTGAATGGGAGCGTTGACAGCGATACGTGTAACCTTGCCGATGAATTTGTTGTACTCCATCGCATTGCGGACGCCCGAATCCGGGTCCTTCCACAGACGGTCGGCACGACCCTTGTACTTCTGGTAATCCGCGTCGTTCCCCGCTTTCTTCGCCTGCTCCGCTTCGCGGTTGTTCCCGTAGTATTCGTAGAGGTTCTGACGCTCTTCATCAAACGGCTTGTGCAGGTGTAGAGCTTCCAACGCCGAATTGAAGTTGATGACGCGACCCGTCGAAGTTTCGCAGATCATGTCGGTCTTCGCCTTCGCCTGTTTCATCGCCACGAACTCGGCGAACTTCGGCACACCTTCCCAATATTTATCGACCATCTTCTTGCAATCTTCTTTGGTAATGCTGGGGTCTTTTTCCCTCATGTTGAGGTAGATTGCATGTTCGGTGCCGCCGTACAGGAGGGCGAAGTTGATGATCTTGGCGATATCGCGGAAGCCTTTCTTCTTGTCGGCTGAGGTAGCGGGGTCGTTGAATTCCGGGAAGACGTTGGATGCTGTCAGGGTGTGGAAGTCGCCCTTGCCCTTAAGGAATTCATCAATGAACTTTGGCTCACCGCTCATGTTGGCGGCGGCACGCATTTCGATGTTCGAATAGTCAACGGAGAACCACGTCCAACCCTTGGGCGAGCACATCAGCACACGTAGGTTGACGACTTCGTTGGCATCCATCTGCGTATCTTTGATGAGGATGCCGTGTTTCTCCGCGCAAGACGTACACTTCGGAACGAGGCAGATTGCGTAGCCCGTGTACTGCCCGATGTGATTCTTGATAATGCCTTTGGCCTTCTTGATGACACCCTTCTCAAGGTGGAAACAGGACGGGTCCAGATCGGCTTCGGTGTACTCTTCGATCTCATCCACTGGGATTGAATCGGGCGACAGGACGTTGCCGTGTACACGCCACTGCTTTTCGGGCTCGACCTTCTTGACGCCCTGCGGGTTCATACCGAATCCGCCGTCTTCCTCGAAGTCACCGCCTGAAGCGGACAGACGACCGCCAGCGACCGTGCTCTGCCGCAAGTGAATACGAGCAGATAAGTCCTTCGGGTCATACCGCAGGTTGGCGGGGTGGAGTGCTCCGTACTTCTTGAACTCTACGAGAGTCTTGAGGAACTCATCGTCAGGATGGTCTTTCAGCAAGTCTTCGATGGCATCGCTATCGCAGGATGGATTCCCAGCTTTCTTCGTGTAGTGCTCAACCTTGTAGCCCTTGACTCCGTACAGGAGCTTCTGCAACTGCGGGCCGCTGCCCGGGTTGAACTTGTCATCCTCGTTGACCTTGCCCTCTTCGTCGGCTGGTTCCTTAAACCCAGCTTCGAGAGCCAGATCACGGAGCTTGTTGTACAGTTGATCCAACAGCCCTTGGTGCCACTTGGCGGTGCGACCGTGACGCTCGGTATCGATCAGGAATCGCTGCCGCTCGACGAAGATGATGCTGTCCACCAACTCATGGTCAATGCGGTGGGGCAGGCGGCGGCTACGAGCCAAGTCCTTCATCTTCTGCCACAGGAGCCACGTGCAGATGGCGTCACCAGCGGCGTACCAGAGCGCGATGTTCGTAGGCACCCACGTGAACGGGGCGTACACGTTCTTCTTGGTGTGCTTCTTGTCCTGTTGGGAGAGAGACTTTATCTCTTCTTCGGAACACTCACAGAGTGGCTTCTTACTCAGTGGGCACACCACGGCCTTAACTACGGAGATTTCTTCGATCTCAATCTGTTCGATGCCCAGCACGGTCTTCGACAACGCTTTCAAACCACCAGCGGAGCCCGTGTATTTCTGCTTCTTGTCGCCCAGATCGGCTTTGGGGTCGTTGATGTACGCGAGGGACTGCACATCTTCGAAATGCGGATAGCCGCGTAAATTGATGCCCAAGCACAGGCGTATGACTTCACGGTCGAATTTCGCGTTGTAGAAAATCAGATGGCAGCGGTCAAAGAGGTACTGAAGAATGCGACGTGCGGCTTCACGAGGAACGTTCCTGCCTCTCTCGTGATTGATCGGAATGTAGATGCCTTCAAGACCGTCCGCACTCAAGCAGACGCCAGCGATCTCAACCTTGACCTCGTAAGTCAACTCATACGAGCCATCTGGTTGCTCTTGCATGTCGATCAGGATGCGGGTGTCGAGGCCGTTGCCTTCGGTGTCTACCGCGAGGGCGGGGGATGTTTCTTTGCCGTAAGTACAGTGACGGGACGTGTCTGCGAGCAGGTTGTCTGCCCACGCTTGGAGAGCTTCTTCCGTGTCCAGCAGCTTGAAGGCTTTCTCAGCCATCCACGGCTTCTTGATCTTCTCGATGTCTAGCTCGCGGAGACGAGCCCGATACATGGAACGGAGATCGGACGGCGGCTTAGGTTTCTTAACCTTCTTCGTCCGCTTGATCTTGACTTCGCCCGTATCCTGTTGAATCTTTGCCATTAGAACCTTCTTAACGCCAGCCCACTCATGCCCGGTCGTTTGACTTCCGTCAGCTTGCCGTCCTTCATCTCAACGTCGGCGTAAAGCTCGAACATCGCCCGTGCCTGACCCTTGAAGCACCGCTTGATGCAGTTGAATCCAACGGGCTTCTGGATGATCTTCGATCCGCCGTTGGCACCCGTGGTAGCTACGGGCTTAGTGATGGTTTCGTACTTCTCTTTGTCGGCGAAAATCTTACCGCAGTAGATGCAGCGTGGTTTTAGCATTAGAGTTCCTTGTCGTCCAAGATTCGATTTACCGCCTCTTGTCCTAATACTCTAGCCAGACGCATTGCGGCTTTGAAATGTAGCTTTGTTGCTTCTTCGGGCTCGCGAGCTTTCTTTGCCTCGTCCGCCCCATCCTCGAAAGCGAGAGCACCAAAATAAACGTGAATGTACTCCAGAGCCAACTCATAGTCTTTCGTCATTCGAACATCCTTGACCGCACGGACGAGGAATGGCTCAGACAGGTCGGTGAAGGTGACCTCGGTTGTGATCTCTTCGTCTTCGTCCTGTTCGATGAGGACATCGGGGAGTGCGGGGAGTTCGAACGTTTTCTCGATCCACTTGAGGGCCTGCACCCACGTGCATCCGAGTGATTCTTTCGCGAAACGGATATGATCGTAGTAACCTTTGCCTGCGGGACAGCCGAAGCAGAAGCCGTCGTTGGACCCACGATAGACTTGGAAGGATGGCGTAGAGTCGGTGCCATGGAAGGGACAACTGATCTTGTCCCCAACGCGGGGGATAAATTGGGCGACTACATCGTCGAATCGAATATCCTCACGGATGCGTTCAATCCGGCGCGGATTGATGCCGCGTATGGCTCCCGCCCGATAGAGCTTGTCCGCCGCACGCTTCTGGAAATCTACATCCAGAACGTCGGGTGCTTCGGTGTATTTGTCTGACATCTGCCCTCTGTGTCTAATACCCGATTTTGGGGAATAGTCAGAGGTTTTTGAGCCTACGAAGATTTTTTCAGCCAGTAGAGCCCCTCAACCACAATATAAGAGTAGAGTAGGAGGACAACATGGATTGTCACGGGTTTCCTGAGAAGTGGTACGAATGGCCGCTGTTCATCTTGTACGTGCTGGTGATGTACGTGATCGCGCTAGGGTACGCGGTGGTGAGGCTTTTCACTGGAGAATAATGGTGGGAACGGTCAGAGTCGAACTGACATCTCCCGGTTTTCAGGCGGGTGCTAAGACCCCATCAGCTACGTTCCCATATTCAATTGTATGTGGAAATTTGGTGGGAAGGGAGGGATTTGAACCCCCGACGCCAGCCTCTTCAGGGCTGCGCTCTACCGGGCTGAGCTACCGACCCACAGACACACGACTACTTAGCCCCGAGAGGGGCTGGTAAACAAGTCGAGAATGCGGTGGATACGGATCATTTTAATATCGTTTCTTTGCTAACTGAACCTTGCGGTTCCTGATCTGCCGCACGCCCTCGGCGCACTGGCAATCCTTCTGCAACGCTAAACACGTTCCACAAAAGGATTCGGAAATCAAAATACTGCTGTTGATTCCCTCTTTGAAGTACGGGTTGCACCCATACTCCATACTGCACGGTTCCAACTTGGTGCCCTTCTGTTCCGCGTGATTTTTCACGTTGTTCAGAAAAATACAAGTGTCACAACCCATCGGTTCTCTCTTTCAAAAGCGGCGGTAGGGTGCCTACCCGGAGATTCTAGCTAGACCGTTCCCGCATTATTAGCGTTTCACGTCTGCTACACACGGGCAAGCATCCCACCGTTGGTCAGGAGCCAGCCACTCGGTTTACGTCCGAGAACGGGGGAGCGAGGCCCCCTCCACCACTTGCATTTACGATGCAAGAAACGCTGTCTTCTTTTCTCCCCAGCCGAACTGTGCGGCTGTTTTTCTTAGATGACAGTTTGCACAGCGTACTACGCATTTCAAAATCTCTTCGGCTATACGTTCTACCTTCCAACCTCGGTTCGTCGCTTCGGCGATAGCCATTTCCTTAGTATCGGGGTCTACGTGATCGAACTGTAGCACAACAGGATCGCCCTCACCGCAGTCTACGCAAACTTTTCCTCTTAGTTGCTCCCAGACAAAATGCCTGAGTCTAAGTCTGGTTGCCTTGTTTCTTTCTGATTGTGTGATCCTCAAATCTCTTCTTGCCCGTCCTTTCGAGAACCATAATCAGGGCTATACTGCGACTGGCTACGCAGGATTGCGGGCTCATCCACCCGAGGTCGTTCCGTATCAAGCACCCTGAAACACTGTAACACATTTGCCCCCAACTGTTCTAGCAGTATTTGCATCGCTGGGACCTCCGCTGGACCGTGGCGCGTGTTCTGCTTAGGGTACGCAGTTTTAGTATCCCCAGTGAAGTTCCCCAATTATTGGGCTCACCTGTTCAGGGATGGGAGCACCCAACCCGTCAATCTCTTTAAGCTACAACCGGAAAGCGGCCTGAGAAGCGATTTCACAGGTTTCACGCCGCACGCTTTTACGTTATGGCGGTTCCCCGAACAATGACTCCACTCAGGCACAAAGTCAAAGTCCAATGAGGACCTGCTAATCACAGCCGCTATTACGCGGCAACCTTACTGTTGTCAGGCGGCTGTCGGCTTTGGCCCTGAGGATTTACACAGGAGCGATGCACCTATCATGACCTGACAACAATTGGGTGCGGAGCGTCAGAGTCGAACTGACTACAGACTGCTCCACCCTGCGTCAAACTCTACCGTGATTCGGCCCCGCAAGCACCGCGTCGATCTGTTCACCCTTGATCTTCACGAACGGTCGAATCATCTGTAAAAACTTTATGGCTGTTGAATTTCCAGCTTGCCACTTAAACCCGTTTTTCTTGTGCTTGGTCGCTTTGTGCGTCTCTTTTCGACTGTTGAGCCCGACCCAACCGAATCCGAGAATCTCTTTTGCATAATCCAAACAGCGCCGATCCGAGTTGTAGATCATGGCGTGTGCCCGATAGTAGCGAGCCCCGTTCTTCGAGGATTTCGCCTTTACTACCCGACAGTGCCCCTCACCGTCGAACAAGCCCGCAACATACGCCAGTTGAACATCGGTCATCCAACCATTATAGCACAAATTCTAATCGGCCCGAGCCCACACCCACCTTCTACGAAGCTCTTCGCTTCTCTGGCGACTACGATGCACCCCGAACTCGGGCCTGTGATACTGGGGCACTGGATGAATGCCCCTTTCTAAACTTTAGCCGAGCACGTTTCGGTTGTGCTCGAATCCCGATACGGCTACCCACAGGTTGTCGAGTACCTGATCGTGAGTGCCTCCAGCGGACCTTACGGTATCCGCCCCCCGCTGCTGCGTTTTTTATACTGGGGATGGCGGTCTGTACTACGCTCGGAGATTATTTATTTCTCCCCGACAGGCTTGCGCCCACTTACTGAGACCACAGAACCAGTTGAATCACGGGCCACTCGGCTAAATCTTTTGCAAAACGTCCTGCAACTGTTCTGCCAACTCTTTCGCCTGATCGCGACTCATGTAGACCGTTCCCGAATCTCCACAGTCCATACGGACGCCGATCACGTTGGGCTCATCGCCATCGACCATGATCCAAATGTGGTCGGTCGCGTTACCATTCAAACACAACTTCTTGTCCAGTGCAATAGCCATACAGCCTCCAGAAAGAAAAAACCTCGGCAAGTGCACTTTCCCTCAACGAGCCCACTTTCGGGGCCGAGGAAACGACGACCAAACAGAGTCGGGCACCACGTCGGCTGTCATCCGGGAGTCGGGCATATCCGCAAAGCCCCAACTCCCTTCCTGCTTGTTAGCGTCCCGCTGCGGAGCGGATGCCGAGGTACTGACCTGTCGGAATGACTCCGAAGCTACAGATTAACAGGCCACATTACAGTAATACGCTAGTTTCGAAAGATTATCTACCTTCAACTTTATCGCGCCGACGAAATTCAGCTTGCGTCCACGATTGGCGAAGCGCCTTACGGCGTTTATGAGCACAAGAAAAATACTTTGCCGAGTGGCACTGACGACAGCCGCAGTTGAGGTTGAACTTTGCGTAGCGACCCCACTCCGTGGGTGTGTACCACCCCATTTGCTGCTGGTAAAACGGAGAACCCTCGTGCGGCTCCTCGTTGTAGTGGGTCCAAATTTTCGTCGCGATGAACTTGCGACGGGCGATTACACGTTCGCGCTGGTGACGACGCTCGTCACGAGTCGTTGGATGAGACATGGCTTTCACTCCCCGACCGCTCACACCTTATGCGGTATGTGCGGTCTTGCTAGGGTTAGTAGCCATCTGCTCGTCCTCCTTGGTTTGAATTGTCGGGTATCCGATACTGTGTTTGGGCAGTTAATCGCCTCTGCTTGCTTCGGCGCTATAGCCTCGGAAGGGTCCGCAGACTCCCGACTTCCCTAAAACTTGAAATGGCAGTGGACTTTAGCCTTGCGGCTGCTCATCGGGCTTCGTAGCATCCCTGCCAACCCGGACTAGGCGGCTTACAACGAACGTCTCCGCAGTGCATCTACGTTCACGGCTAGTCGAGCGGGAAATTACGCAAAGAACAGGAGCGATGTGTTCTGCTCAAACTTTTGCTGCTGGCCGAGCCAATTAAGCTAACTGATAACAGGAGTCGGTTCCGTTACCGCAGCAGCGATGTTGCGCTTTAGCGTGGAGGGATTCGAACCCACGTCCTTCCTCTTGAAAGAGGGTGCCGTTCCGCTGGGCGTCACGCTAAAGAAATTTGGTGCCTGCGAGGGGATTTGAACCCCACATCTTCGGCTTATGAGACCGCTGCTCTAGCCAATTGAGCTACGCAGGCATTGAGGGGAATCGAAGATCGACTCCCCAGTTCCTCCTACACGTGGTAGGTGAATCTTAAAAATCAGGGAAGAATGCAGTTGCTTTCTTTGCCTTCGGTGCCGCATCAGCGGTATCTTCCGAAAGTTCAATCTGTCCCTGCTCTTTCAGAACTTCATCAAACGGCTTGCTCTTGATCTCGGCAAGCTCCGCTTCAAATCCTTGGTAGAGGTCGTTACCGCCCGCCAGCTTGGTGAGATGCTCGACCTCACGTGCAGCATCGGCTTTCTCTTCCAAGGTCACCGGGCTCTCGGCCAGCCACACGTCGATGAACGAAATCTTCTCGCCCTTCTCTGCGGCTTTCTTCCACGGGTCAAAGGTCTTTACGTCAACCTTCTCGTGACCGTCCACGCCGACACGAATCTTTGCCATGTGTCCCTCTTATATAGGGTTCGGTATTTACCAAGTCCCTATAGGACGATACTGCTTTCGCTGGAAAAGAGCCACGAGTTTTCTCAAAAACCCCATAAAATGGTCAGGGTGAGAGGATTTGAACCTCCGACCTCGCGCTCCCGAAGCGTGCGCTCTACCAAGCTGAGCTACACCCTGAAACTCTTACCGCCAGTGAACGCCAGTCGTGCTCCCAATCATCCCCTGCCGGGGACGAATCCGACGTAGCCAACGGTTTCGAGAAGATGGTGACCACCCTGCGTTCGGTACTACTCCCACCGCCCCTGCGGGCGACCCTACTGACAAGCTGCCATCTTACGAGCCCGCTACTGCGAGCATTCTCGAAAAATTAGTAAATTCCGATGGCGTATGAAGTGAGCATTGAACTCACCTGTTCGAACACCGCCCCAGCATTCATACGCCTTCCTCGGTATTGGTCGGCGATGAGGGATTTGAACCCCCGACCCCCTGCGCCCAAGGCAGGTGCGCTACCGGGCTGCGCTAATCGCCGAAACTCTGGGATGCGGGGAGAGAATTCTGAACCCCCTGTCCACTCCTCGCGGTCTGACGACCGCAAAGCATCCACTAAATGGTCGGCGTGGCGAGGATCGAACTCGCGACCCCTTGTCCCCCAGACAAGTGCGCTACCGCTGCGCTACACACCGAATCTTTATACGGTTTACCGCCTAAAACCACCTTAGGCGATTTTCCGCCTAGCACTTTCCTTCTCGCACCTTTTCACCCAGTTATGGTTGGCGCAGAGAAGCTGGTATTTCAATTGCGGTTCCTCATGCTGCGAAGTCGCTTTAATCACTCGAATATACAACGATGGTTGATTATTGCCGAGTGTTCGTTTTTCTTCACTCCCGTCATCGTTGACATGATCTATCTGCAAAGCTCGCGGATCATCCCACGTACATCCAGCCCACGAGCACTTGCTTCCTAACAGGGCGAAAGCTTTCATCTTCAAGTTCTGCGTTCGTTGCTGTCGGTATGACGCTAATTCTTCCTTTCGTACTGCACACCATACTCGATCTAGCGCCCGACGATGTTCTTTAGCTCCGGGTTTATTACGTTCTCTTTGCTTCGAGGCCCGTTTATAACAACGCGGGCAAAGCTCGACGATGAGCTTTTCAACCTCGTTACCGCAATTGCATATTTCCATTCGACCGTACCTCTATACTAATACGGTCGAAGTCGAAAAATTTGGTCGGCGTAAGAGGATTTGAACCTCTAGGGTCGTATTGACACTCGCATCCGAAGCGAGACGGCTACCGGATTACCGTTCTATACACCGAAACAGGCCCGATGCTTTCGCAGAGCGGGTACATCTAAATTTTGGTCGGGGTGGGGAGATTCGAACTCCCAGTGATCTTATCTCCCGCTTCCAAAGCGGGTCGGCTCCCAACTACCGATTTACACCCCGAAATCGCTTGGCAGCGCGGGGTATAAAGCGTTCTTACAGAACGTCTCCCCCACGCACCATAGGGTAGATGCACGGTCGAAACATCGGAGTTGGTCGCATTGTGTTCATAAAAGTCTGTGTGGTCGGGGCACAGTGTCTTAGCTCTGTAATCTGCGCCCGTCCCGATTCTCTACTATAATACCATGGAAGTTTGAATTTTAGCTAGGAAAATCGGAAATTATTTTCGCCGCTTTGTCTTCGCCTTGGCATCAATCGCGTCCAGCGTGCGCCTCGCGGCGGATAGCACCGCACGTTCAAAGTGAAGTCCCGGCCCACCGAACTCCATGAATCCATCCGCTTCTGAGGCGGCGATGTCCATCAGCTTCTCAAACAACATGTCGTCAATTCGTTTGTCGAGGTTCTCAGGTCTTCGGTACATTATCGTCCTCCGTGTGTCCACCACGACACAGCAGCTTTCTTGGATTTGAATCCGCCCGTCTGATGATCGTATCCGTAGTACAACCACCACACCCGCCCCGCATGGAACAACTGGATGGGAAGATCGACGATGGTGCCTTCGCGGTTCGTGTACTTTGGCTGCACGCCATCTACGATCAGCGGCTCCCGCGTGCCTTCCACAACGACATTCTTCCGACCCGTCCAAACTCTAGCCTTGGCGGATTTCTTCACGGCTTTCACAGTTCATCCTCCACGATTTGCGGTGAGGCGTTATCGAAACCGCCCGCGCACGATCCACATTCCTGACGCTTGGTCTTGCCGTGCTTGCACATCGGTTCCGTAATCCCCAGCCCATAAAACTGCCGCACTTCCATCAGCAGCCTGCCAAGCCAGTTCTCGCCGAGGGCTGCATGAGGAAAGTCGCACTTGCCCATGCACACGCCCCAGAACGTATCGTGCCAGTAGTTGCCCTCGATCAATTCAGCTTGAAATGTGCTCAGCAGCTTTCGCTTGAGAATGCTCGGCCTGAACTTCTGCATGAGCAGACCACGCATGATGTCGATTTTGACTTCTTCCCAATCGGGACGCAACTTCAAAGATCGTCCCATCTTCTTCGCTCTTCCGGGTGGGATGCCGAGGAAACGGAACTTCTCCCGCTGCCCCGCATCGAGCGTCTTTGCTGCCTGATATGCCGCTTCCACGCTTGCGTATTTCATACCATCCAACAAAACCTCACAGGGTGAGAAATTCGAAAGGAAGGCCCAAGAACCCGTAAAACTATCGATTTTGATCGGAAGTTTCATTTAGCTTATGTGTACAAACTCCATTATGGAGACGAGCACCCCATTGACAATTCCAACACAAAACACGATAGGTGGGCGGGTACTTCTCTTTCTTGGCGACTAACCACATTCCCCCACCGCCGAATTGCCCTTGCTTCTTTAGTTCCGCACGATGCTTGTTTCCCCCGCCTTTAACGTGGTCACAAGTTAGAAAGTCAAGCTCAGTTTCGCCGCAACACTGACAACAACCGCCATACGCCGCAATACCATCGGCCTTTAGCTTAGCTCGATACCGCCTCGTAACCTCCCGCCACGGTGCGGGATTTTCTTTGCGAGAATCACGTTGGTACTCATTGCAGTGCTCTCGATGGCTTGCTTGCCAAATCTTGGTACGCTTACGGATTTTAGGCAAGAGTTCTGTTTTGTGCTTTTCGTAATAATCTTGATTGTACTCGCTGCGTTCAACAAGGTCTTTCCGTCCGCCCATAACTGCCCCCTACCAAGGGCTTGATAGTCGTGTCACTGGCGGGCTATCGATTTTGGTTGGCGGCGTTTTCGTGCCTCTGATCTGGAACTTCGGATTAGGGTTTTGGCAATGACTCTCGCTGCCAACGTTCGTTCGAGGGCTTCCGCAAACGCCGCACGTGTACATTCCTCACAGCCTCGGGGGATCGGCACCGATGACAGCATGAAAACGATTTTCTTATCGGGGTGATTGCTGCAAACGTAGCCGTTCGGTGTTTCAGTTATTCTAACTGGCATCTTCATCCTCGCCGCCAGATATCACGCGGCAGTTGTCAGGACGGCATTCCGTAGCCGCCATACACTCAGCTTCCAGTTCACACTCGGCTTCGACTTCTACCGTACCACTGAACTCAACCGTGTACTTCGCCATCTTCATCCTCTTCCATCGACATCGGCAACTCTGCCGCACATTCGAGCCAATCGTTTTGAGTGGGCTCGTCCATGAGTTCCCAGTGCTCGTACATGTAATCCAGCGACGAGGCGATCAGTGCATTCTTTTGCCGCACCAACTGATTGTACGCCTCATCATCGCCACGGGCGGACGCGATCATCATCGCCTTGACGACGACCATCAACTCCATGTGCCTTACAGCACAGTTTCGACAGAATGTTTGAACGTCGTCCATCTGGTTAATACTCATTCTGCATCAGAATGATGGCGGATTCCGAAAGCCTATAAAACATCACGGCGAGTTGGTCGCTGTAATGAGCTATGGTTATCCTTGCAATCTGATCCATCTCCCACCGTGTAGCCATCACCCTGCACGGAATGACCCGCTCGCTAAACAATTTCTCCTCGAAAATCCACTGCCCACGAACGGAGCGGGTGATAGTAAGTCCGCCCGATACGGTCCTGACTTTTTCATCCCACAATTGGTGGAACGGCACGTCAATCTCTTGTCCATCAGCGCGACAGGCGGGCACGAGAATCTCCCAAAGACAGCGATCAAAATTCTTCAAATACTCAATCCCATCTTTGAGGTTTTCAATGTTGTCCGCAAATTGCCCGAGAGCCATGTTGTGCTTACTGCATAGGATGGCTCGTATGCATTTTCCGCAGCTTTTCTTACCCGTGGGGCAACATCTGTGGTCGTGGTCAACCTCAAGAGGGGGCCGATCACAGTCTGGAAACCCGCACTTCCCGCCTTGACGATTTAAGAGAGCCAGAAATTCGTTTCTGGTGATGTTGTGTTTACGGGTCCGATCACAGATCAGACAATACACCGCCAGCCCATCCTTGCGGCTTTTATCCGAAGCGAACTCCCCCAACGGAAGGGGTTGACCACATCGGGGACAGGTTTTGCTCGTCATAATTCGTTTAACAACCTCTCCAGTCCCGCCATTTCCCCCACCCGCATGAAGCCGATTTTCAGGGGTTGCTCGGTGCCATCGGGAAAAATCACGTACATCCCCATCGCTCGCTTCTTATGCGAGCAGGACGTGCTGTCGCACCGCTTCGCCCCGCAGTCGAATTCGACCTTGATCTTCGGTCGTTCCTTGCTGACCTCGACCAACATCTTGCGAACTTGATCGGGCGAGAACTGAACGGGGACTTTACCCACGCAGACCTCGGGGTGCTGGGCTTTCAACCTAGCAACGACATCCTCGATCTGACTAGACGACAGGCTCCGCAATGTCGCTCTCCTTGAGAAGCTGGAACGTCATCTGGTACGGCAGGTGGTTCGAGCCCTCGGCAGCGTCGGCGACCGCGTTGTAGGTGTCAACCACTTTCTTGAGTTCCTCGGGGGTGAGTGATCGTATTTCGACGCCAAGAGGCCCGTCGTTGTCCACCACAATCGCTTTAATGGCGGGGTGATCGCAACAATTGCTAACTGCCAGTCTTATGAGTCTCATTAGTCTAGCTCCATTTTATTCAACCAGATTTTGAACAGCGTCAAGCGAAGAAGTTCCGGGTTGTTGATCGGGTGCCAGCCGCGAGACGTGTTGTCGAGGGAGACCAGCCCGCGCTCGTCGCTGATGATGCACAACTGCACCGGACAATTCGCCGAGGCGGGGATATTCCAGCAACGGGCGGTGATTGGCCTGTACATGCCACTATTCTACCATGCTGGGGGAGGATTCGGCTAGGAAATCACGGTAAGCAATCGTTTTTGTTTACAATACGTTGGAGTCTGGGAATGGCAGTTCGGACAAAGAACTCGCAGGTTAGAGCGGTCATTGTTTGAATGGTTACCGTCCGCGTGATCTAACTCTAACGTTAACGGTTCCCCGAGCCACTCGTTTAGCCCACACCGCAGACAGACGCCGCCTTGCTCCGCGAGCACGGCTTTCTTTTTCTCGACGCGGGAAAGTTGGTCGAACGGGGTTGACGCTATTTTCTCTCGAAAATACGCTTGAACGCTTTCGGAGATTTTTGCTTTTACAGCCTCAGCGGATGGACCTGTAATGCCGCGATTGGGGTCATAGCCGACCTTAAACCCATGACCGCCGACCTTACGACCCCTCAATTTGTTAGAGACGGCGGCGTTGATTTGTTCGCGGTTATTTCTCGTGGCAAAAGAGCACGCACACCGTTTGGAACAGAACCGCCCGCTTCCGTAACTACCGTCATTTGAACCGTCACAACCCTCGCATTGCATATTAAAGGGTTTGGAAGTTCGAATTGGTGCCCGAGGTGGGGATCGAACCCACAGAATCTCTCGCTTTTGAGACGAGCGCCTTTGCCAATTTGACCACTCGGGCATGTACAAGATTTCCGCGTGTTCATGTTTCTCGGAAACCCGCGAAGGTTGTACAAAATTGGTGCGTGAGAGGGGCTTCGAACCCCTAAAGCCAGTGATTCTAAATCACTGAGGTATGCCAATTCCCGTCACCCACGCATAATCGGCATCTTTGTGCCGATTAAACCTGTAACTCGTTGTCTAATCGGTCAAAATGTGCCGATTAAGCCATGTTCACTCCGAGGGCGATATCCACTGCCCAGTAAACATGGCGTTTCGAGTAAATTTGGTGTCGGAAGAGGGACTTGAACCCTCACGTCTTTCGACGCCTGCTTTTGAGACAGGTGTGTCTGCCGAATTCCACCATTCCGACTTAAAGTTGCAAATACCGAATCAAGTACATCTCAGGTGCGAGATCACGCACGTTTTGTTGCCCGGGCCTCAGCCGTTGTCCTGAGTGCTTCTTAAACTCCACGAAGAAAACTTTTCCGTCCTTGACGGCGACCCGATCACAGACGACCGAAGGCGGGTACATCTTGAAGCCTTCTGCCTCCATCTGAACCGCCATCGACGTTTCAGTCGCGATCTGATCCTTACGGCGTTTGCTCTGAGCCTCTGATGAGAAATGCCCGTTCTGAAAGAGTTTGTCACGTCTTGCGTCAGGCCCCACTCTCATCTGTGCAGTTCCTATCAATCGCCCACGGAGCTTCGCGGAAACTCGCTGACTAATGTCCGCTCGCTTCGATTTCGTAGCGAACCCACGAGCGCATTTCTGTGAACAGAATCGACCGCTGCCGTACAACCCGTCATTTGAACCTTCACAATTTTCACATACCATATAGGTTCAATACTGAGTTTTGGTGCCGGGAGGGGGACTCGAACCCCCATGAGGTTTCCCTCGTCGCGCTCTGAACGCGGTGCGTCTACCAATTCCACCATCCCGGCAAAACTTTGGTGCGGCTGAGAGGACTCGAACCTCCATCCCTCGCGGGATATGCACCTCAAGCATACGTGTATACCATTCCACCACAGCCGCATGTTTCAACAACCTGTTGAAAATCCTATTTCAGTGAAAATGACATTTACGGACTGGTATACCAGTTCCCTGTCATCTTCGATATACTTTATTGCATCAAACCACCGACCTGATGTAATAAAGCACATCAAAATTGGTGTGCCCAAGAGGACTTGAACCTCCACGGGGGTATCAGCCCCAACGGACTCTCAGCCCGTCGCGTCTGCCAGTTTCGCCATGAACACATCTCTGTCCGATTTTCCGATTATCGGGAACTCGTGTCGATCTTTGGTGGGTGAGGAGGGATTCGAACCCCCTAGGCCCGCTAGGGGCCGCAGGGTTACAGCCTGCCACGTCTCTCCAACTACGTCGATCACCCAAACTTGGTGCATGGTGTAGGATTCGAACCTACGAACCTCGCTAGGAGGGACTGCTTTACAGGCAGTTGGCTTTAACCGCTCACCCAACCATGCAAAACTCTCAGTACAAATGAAAAAAGCCGCCTTTTCAGGCGGCTTGTTCGAACTCGGGTCTAATTAGTTCAACCCCTCGAACACACCGCCGCTGAAGCCACTAAGGTAGCTATACAGTCGCAACGATGATAGGGTTAAACGGGTCATAATGTCTTTCGGTGATTGCTCACCTACTACATACTACCACGAAAGTCGGAATTTTCGATAGGAAAATCAAAAATTATTTTTAGTGTGCTCCAGCCAGCGGCAACGTGGTCGAGTGCGGGTGGTCGAACCGAGGCTCGACAACGGGCGGCACTTTCCGAGCCTCGGGGATAGCTGGCGTGTCAATGGGTAGCTGTAAAACCGTCATGATCTTGGCGATACAGCGGTTGCACAGGTCTCTCTTCATCCCAAAAATCTGCGTGTCCCGAGTGACCCTGATGGTCGGCGAAGCTTGATTCGTAGCGACCTTGGTGTTGCCGTCGATGCTGCCGTCCTGAGCGGAGCAGCCGTCGCAATGCAGTATGTGTGCCATTATGCCTCCTTAGCACGAGAGAGTGATTGGGTTTTGATGTAGGTGTGTCCCCAAGGCGTTAATAACATCCGCTCCATGAATTGAGCGCCCGTTTCTGACACCTCAGCCATCGCTTTCTTCATATCGGACTGGAAAGACAGTACCTCTACGAAGATGCGGTATTTGTAGTTCACGCTGCTGGGGTCGCACATGATGTATTCCAACACTTTCTTCTCCCAATCACGCACACCCTCTTTTTTGAACTTCTCCCGATCTCGCCGTTTCAACTCCGCTTCCCACAGGGCCTTGCGTGCTTTTTCGGTGCGGTCAGCTTCCTTCTCCTCGGCGATATGACAAAAACAGTCACAATCCCTGCAACAACCGACTGGAGAATCCCACGGGCCATCGAGTTCCACCACGGCGCACAAGCATTTCGACTTATGGAGTTTGGTGTGGCATTTGCAATCGCACTTGGACGGGTCGCATGGAACACGGCCCACGGATATATCCTCAGGGTTGTCCGAATCGTGGTGGGGTTTACTGGGATCGTAATTTGGGTTGGGTTCAAACCTCCACTCATCACAATGAACACACCATGCCTTGTCCCCTACGGGACATATTCCATTGCCGATGGTTTTACGGTATTTGAGGCCAGCCATTAGTTCACCAACCTGAGTCTTTCCATTTCCTTCCGAAGCTGTTTCTGGGCCGCGCCGATTTGCATATCCTTAAGGAACCGAACATCGGCTCGTTTCTTCTCCCTGTCTATCTTCGCCGCTATTCGAGTGACGCCAGACCGCATCAGACCTCTCAACGGTGCCTGCCAGTCGGGGCATGGCATGGTGAGGTCAAATTCCTTAACCGTGACTTCCTTGAGATCGTGGTACTCAACTTCAAACACCTTCCAACCCTTGTACCAGATCGTCACCCCGTCACCGCCGAACATCGTGAAGGAGCCTTCGTCTTGAAACTTGAACCCATCGAACTCCATCTCGCGAAGGTGATACGTGTGTGCGCTGTGCTGCTCGTACTTGATCGTACTGCCCTTTGCCCGCAGGAGGTCGTGGACGAATTGAATCACCTTCTCCACGAACTTCTGCCGTTGGACGATCAGTCTCTTTGCTTCGTTCACAGTAGTTCTTCACCCTTCGGCAACTTGTCAACCGTGCCCCACTTGAGAAGAGATGCGGGAATCGGTCCCATGACCTCAGTCAGGCGAGCCAGAGCCGCCTTCTTGTCTTCGGCCTCGATGTAAACGGTGTCGCCCTCAGCGTCGATCTTGAATATGTGCTTTTTCATCAGTCTCCTCCACCCAAGCATCGCCCCGTGCCCACTCCGTAACCCGACCGTGGACTCGTTGACAAATCTCTTTCGCCTCTTCCTCGTTGTAGATCGCTGTGGTCGTAAATTCCACGCCATTCAGAACGAAGAACACCATCCACTTACCCTTTTGAGCGGGACGGTCGGGACAATTCACTGCCGTTGGGCAAAGGTCGTAAGTTACCTTCACTGCACCTTACCCCCAGTTTGCCATACATTTTTGGCGGATTCCCGAGCCAGAACCGCACTTTGACGAAGCAAATCCGCTACGAGGAGAGGCGGCGTACCGCTTTCCAGCTTGCTCGCCAACGTGTCCAACATGTTAGCTTGCTTTGTCAGAACTTGCTCGGCGAATTCTAACTTTTCGATCACGGACGCAACTTCCTCACCCGACGTGCCGCATGTTTGCACAACGTGCAAATGCATTGGCAGCCCCTCGGATCATGGCAGAATAGATGCGCTTTATCTTGGTTCGAATGTTGCGTAGCATCACGCTCCCCCGAACGACTATTGCGAAACACCTTCCACTTCATCTGTTAGCTCCTTGATTCTAGCACCTTCGTACAGTTCGAGTACAGGGTAAACCGCTTTGAGGCGCTCGAAAGTTTTCTTGATGTGATCCCCGTCCACCGCCGTCACTACCAGCACGGAATTCATGCGAGGAATCATGATGCAGGTCTCTTTGGTGATGTCGAAATCGCGGAAGACCTCGTACATGATTTTGCGAGAGAACAGGACCTCGTTGAGGATGTCACCGCCCGACTTCGACGTGAACAGGTACGGGATTCCTTCGGCCGTCAGTACGGCTCCCTCTGGGTAGTTGCCTTTGAGTGTCGTAACTTGTGGCGTCGTTCCCGGCTGCCAAGAGATGTAGTACGGCTTGAGATGCGGGAACACCCGCAGGTATTTGTCGCCGCCGACGCCGATCATGCTCAGGTTGCGGCTGTCCGCAAACGCTGGGGTACTTCCCATCGGACTCACGCGGAAGCTCACCTGCCCGTCGAACTGGGCGATCAGGTTGACCGCACGCACGCGGCTGATGAGATGGTTGAATTTCTGCTCATCTGTGGTCTTGGCTTCCTTGATCTTTTTGGCTTTGGGTGCAAATGGGTCGAGTTTTGGGTGCTTCCAGCCTTCCTTGATGCCCGCCATTTCCTTCTGGGCATCCCCAACGGCATACTGCATCCCTGTGTAACCCTGAAGGTTCAGAAGCACTTGCGTGAAGAGATTGTAATCCAGCAGAGGGTGGGTGAGCTTCAGGATTTGCAGTTTATCGTAGCCCGTGGGATCGGACTTGACTTCTGGGCCCGCTTCGAGCCATGCGGCTTTGAGAACACTCCAGATGATGCCCGCCCAATAGTCAGTGCGGCTGAATTCGATCCCCGTGGGGGTCTTCTTCATTTCGGCGGCAACGCTCTTGAAAAGCTCTTCGGACGTAACCTCTGGTTTTGGAAGAGCGAAGAACCGCTTAAACTCGGCCTCAAGGGAGGCTTCGGACTCGAATACCGAATTGATCTTAGCCGTGAAAAGCTCGGCTACACGCTGGTAGATTTCTTGCACTGCTTCTGAACCTCCTCTCGTGGACAGTACCCGTACATTCCTCGGGAACAATTGCAATTCCAACATAGCAGGCGAAACTCATCCTTGGGAAATCCGTGTTTACGCAGCCACGAATAAAATGGCGCTCCGCTGGCGGGACATTTAGCTTCTGTTCGCTGCTTTCTGCCCCCACCCTTTATATGGTCAACGTTTAAGAACTCGGGCTCATCAACCGTACACCCGCATGGGCACTGGCATTTCCCGCCATAAGCTTGCAACGTTTCCTGCCGCAACTTTTTAAGCCATTCTTTGTTTCGTAAAGCACATTGTTCGCACTTTGCGCCTTGCGCGGGTGGTTTACCACAATGACACAGACCTAGCTTTCTGTTCTTCCTCGCAACCGCAGTTACCCGCTTCGTGTGTACCGAGCATTGTTTTCTGCCCAGCACAACGGCTTTTCCACAATGGCAAAGTCCCTTCGAACGATTAGCCGCCGCCCAGTCTTTCATTTGCTGGCCGCAACATATTTTACAGACTTGACGCCTCCCACCCCCGCTTGGTGTGTGTAGTGCAAATTCACCAATGGGTTTTGGTGTATCGCACTTCTTACAAATTCGTTCCTTTTCCATTCATGAGCCCTTGAACATCTACGGCTAGGGATACGGCACGATCAAAAAGGTTTTGACACCCCTCCCGTCTCTCCACAACTCCCTGCATAGTATAGTTCAGAAAGTCCAAAATTTCTTGGTAAGCATCCATGTATGCATCTCGACCGTTGAACGCCTTCAGGCGGGTGCCGTACTTGCGTTCACCGAGACGAATGCGGGCTTCGATATCTTCTGCGATTTCGTTAAGGCCCAATTCTTTGAGCCGCTCGGCTGCAACAACGGCTACATCGATGCCGTCGCCAACGGGTATGGGCTGCGGAGCAGCCGCGTCATAGAGTTTTTCAGACATGTCTTACCTCTCATGTCTAATACCCGATTTTAGATGTCTTCGGACAGGATTTGAATGTACTGCGATGGGATAGTGGTGGTCACGACGATTTCATAGCTGGCGTGGTCGTCCCCCTGTTCATTGAGCCTCTTCTGAGCCTCAGGAGGGAGTTCTACCCCCAACAAAGTGAGGGAATCATCCTCAAACTCTTCGCCGAGCCAATTGGAGAGAGCGTTTTCGACGCCTTCCATCGTTTTGAAAAGATAGATGCCGTCCTCGGTCTCCATCTGGACGGATCGAGGGCCTCGTTGGGGGACGAGACCCTCACTCATGATACGTGACACGTTCTCGGTCGGTGTGACGTGATAGTACATTAAAAGTCCATCTCCTCTTGCAGACTTGCACGCCACGCCTTCCACGCTTCAATCTTGGGCTTCATCTTCTCGATGACCTGCTCAAGAGAGACCGGGTAGAAATCCCAGCAATCCACGCCCACGTCGAACGAAAGCATGTTGCTCAACACTCGGTTCTTCCAGTTCTCTAACTGGCTATGAGAATGCCCATATAGGTGCCATACGCCCTTATTGGAACCGTGCCACGTCAGGTGAGCATAGTGGCTTAGCATGACCTTGTGCTTGGTCTGGTTGGCGTCCATGATGCCCGGAGGAATCACGACATCAATGCGCTTCCTGTCCTTAACCCAAATCCACGCTCCGTGCTTAGCCATCTGCACGGCAATGCTGTCGTGGTTGCCTTCAAGCAGAAAGTTCTGTCCGATGAGGCGCTTCTGCCAAGCCAAAGCCTGCTCCAGCGTGCAGTTCAGGAAAACGTCACCCAGATTGTAGATGCGGGAACTCTTCTTGACCACGGAGTTACGCCGCTCGATGATCGCCTCGTTCATCTCCGCAAGTCCGATGGCTTCCAACGCCTTGAGTTCGTGCTTCAGGGCGGCTTCGTCATCCGCGAAAACCTTTACGGACTCCTCGGCGACCTTACCCTCCTTCAGGAGACCTTTGGCGACGTTCAGGTAGTTCTCGGCGGCAGACCATTTCCTGCCCAATTCCATGAGTTGGGCTTGCGGGCCAAACGGGCGTCCCTTCCCGAGCCACAGGATTTTGCCGTGGTTTAGGTGGTAGTCCGACGTGAAAAAGATGTCCGAAATTGTGTTGATGTTAGCCATTAACTTCCTGTGGTTTCACCACTATCATACCACAGTAGTCAAGCTGCACCTTGTCGAGGCACTCTTTACCACAGACCAAGGATTTGCTCAGTGGTTCCCGCCACGCCCGTTGATAGGACATCGGCCTCGCGCAACCCGCACAGAAAAGCTCAAAGTCTCGCATTAGAATTCCTCAATCTTCAGGTTGTGTGCACGCATCTGCTCGTCTACCAGATGGTCGATGTTGGCGAGTTGCCCCAAACGACGGGCGACCTCAGCCCTGTGCCACTTCAAGAACTTGTCGTTCTTTGCCAGCTTGAGGAACGCCGCTTCTTTGTTTTTCGCCTGATCCCGCCCGTCGCGGTGCTCTGCCCGCGCTCCTGAAGCCTTGTGGATGACTCGGACGCCGTTCTGCTTCGCATTTTTATGCTGCCCGCCCGGTCCACCAGTGCAGAATGTCTGAATCTCAAAATCCTTCTTGGTCAGGCTGAACAGCAGTTTCATTTCCTTAGCCATTATTTTCCGCCAAAATCATCGTAGTCTTCGGGGTCGTTCGTGCTGGGGACATACGGGTCGCCGATGAGCGCGTCCCACTCAGGAGTGCCGCGATAAGCACCCTTCTCAAACGCTGCAAGGCACCGACGCAGAGCCGAGGCGTACTCCGTTCGGTCGTCCATCATGAACGCCTTGCTCGCCATCATCGGGTAAAGCAGGGCGGGTAACACATGACCCACGGCATTTTCGAAGCCGAAATGCTTAATCAGCCTCAGTTCTGTTTCGGAATAGATTGAGTCTCCGAGCATGGGAATCTCCTGTTACTATAATACCCCAAAATCGGCAAACCCGCTGCATCGCGGCTGGCGAACGCTGTGGCGCGGGATGGCGGGGAAGGTGGGTTATTTTGTCTTGGTGACGTTGTGAGAAACCATCGGCTCCCAGCCGTTGTCAGTGAACTTCTTCACTACATCGTCAAACTCTTCCCCTTGAAAGAATTTAGTCTGAGGATCATCTGAATGATTTACGGCGCAGACTTCGGCAACTGAGACCGTTGCACGCGGGTTGTTCTTGTTGATGAGGATGGTTTGTTTCATGGCTTCAATGATCCATTCTACCGCTCTCCGAGCGTCGAATGCAAGCACGCGGTGGGGCGGGTTATTTTGTTAGCGGGTTACCAGCGATGATGACACGGATACTGGTTCTTCTCTGTTTAGCCCAAGCCAATGACCGATGTATCCCGTCAATCGTTGCTAGAAAATCCTCGCTACACCCCGCCTCGTACTCACCATCATTGTGTGTCACGGCTCCGTGGTTGAAAAGCCCATTCGCCAAAATAAGGTGAGAGTCCAAATCACGGTATTTCTCATCTTTTTTCTCCTCAAACCATTTTTGCACGTTGGGTAATTGTAGAGCAGCTTCGACCGTAGGACGCTGCCCTTGAAGAATCCCCATTTCTTTATTCCAATGGAGTCGAACGACTGAGGGCAACTCCTCGCGTGTCAATTCGTACTCACCCACACTCCCCCAAACTGTTTATCAGCGGTAACGAAACGGGCACGGGGCCAGTCGTCGGGGTTGTCTGGTGTCCAGCTATCCTTGACGGCGTTCTCCTCCGCGAAGATTTTCAACAGAGTGGCGTAGTCTACTTGGCGGATTAGTCGCATACTGACTAATACGAAAGCGGGGGAGTGATTGAAAAATTTATTTCGCTTTAGCGATAGCCGATGCAGCGATCCAGCCACGGTCGGGAGAGTAGTCGGCACCGGGAGCCGTGCGTCCTTGAGCGTCCAGCATCACGATGAAAGCCCACTTGCCTGTGCTGTCGTACTGGACGAGTTTTGCGTCTGTGCCTGTACGGAATGCTCCGTCCGCTGTCTGATCTTTGACTTGTTGGTAACTGGAGAATCGAGGGGAAGTTTTGGATACAGTCACGATTGATTCCGCTGGGAGTTTTGAAGTGGACTGAGTGAGTTTTTCTCCGGTAATCTGAAGGGGCACAACGGCTAACCCGTCTTCTAAAAAGAGGGCATTATGTCCTCTACCGATCAAAGCGTGAAAAGTTCCAACATCAATATCGCAGCTAAAACGCAATTGTTCGAAATACGCCCCGACTGCTGGGGAATAGTCCAAGTCCTGAAGTATCTGTAAGCGATGAGTTGCCTCACCACCATCGTTGTGCATTTCAGCGATAGTTTTATCATCTAGAGCAAGAGGGCAAACGGCTGTAATAACAGTGTTTCCTTGTTGAAGGATGTATTTTTCGTACCCTGTTTGATGCTCTCGCTCCAAAATTTTATACTGTGTGCCAGACGGTTTAGCAGCGATCTCTCCACCAGCTTGTCCAACGAGCATAGCGAAAGCTGCGACAAGGGATTGAGCGATCTGCTTGATTCCCGCTTCTTTTTGTAGGTCTGCGGCGACCTTGAGCAGGTCGGCTGTGATCTCATCGGAGCTAAAAGTCTCAAATCCCGGCATGTGGTTCCCCTAAGAAAGGGGTTGCCTAGTTAGTAAAAATTTTGGCTGATTACCAACACTTTCGTGCCGTACCTTACTCAATACTGTTACCACTCCAAGTCGTTGAAAACACAGCCAACGTCCGATAACCCGCCTTATGTTCACTCACCGTTTACGCGGTAAAGTATGCGTTGAAACAAGGTGGGCCTATCGAGCGCATCGCATATCGCGGCATCAATGTGGAAGGCGACTAAGCCAACGGCAAGACCCTTTCGCAACCTGCGGACAGCCTTGGTTCGAGGTTTGTAGTCGAAAAGCTCGTAGATGCCCACCGTAGCGATCATCACATGCCAGAGTGACTTGATGGCACGCTCGTCTCTACGTTCAACTTTGGGGATCATTTTTCCCTTTAAGGTCTAGCGGTCAATTTCGCCGCCACTTTCATTATCCATCGGGGGAGGTTCTTGGGTTCCAGCGGCTTTGGCACCAGAGGCCAAACACCGAGGGGCATCTCTGCTCGAACTTGCTTGTAAATCCGAATATCTCGAAAATGTTTCGACATCTTGCAGCCACAAACAATAGACCCGACAGTTGCTCCCACAACCAACGTTCCCATAGTCACATCGTACCAAATACTGTCGTGGGGAATACGGATCAGGACTTCTAACGCCGCGATGAAGATCGCCATCGGGAGGATGAATCCCTTAAGGAAGGCTCTCATGTACTGACTCTATCATGAGAGATTGCATAGTTCAAGAAGTAGTTGCAACAATTGAAGATCATCGCCACAAAGTTGTTTCGCGATCTCGCGAGGCTCGGATGTTTCGAGCCCATCCACCGCTTCATCCATCTGCGAGAAGAAGTCCAGAACGTTGCTCGCCTTGCCCGCTCGCTCGACGCCCTTGTCGGCGTGCACGAAGACCACTTCCAACGGCTTGACTGGGATGTCTTTCTCCTTGTAACGAATTCCATCCTGAGCAAAGGAGAGGATGGCGGCGACCACGGGGCGATCCTTCTCATCGTAGGAGAACGCGGCCCGAGCCATGGAGCCGAGATTCACGTGAGTGATGTTGCCGACAGTCTCCGTCTCCTTGCGGCTGTGGTCGTGCCCCCAGAGCAGGAAGTCGAAATCCAGATGAGCCACTTGGTTGTAGCCGATCTTCGGTTCACCGTACAGGGTGCCGCCATTACCGGGCTCACCGTAAGCGTGGACAACGCCCACTCGATACTTGGCTTCAGGATGGCGCGGCGGGGCGTTCAGCAGGGCTTGAAGGGTTTTATCCCCCGTGGCATAAGGAAAGGTCTCGACGCTCACCGTAACACTGTCATCGGCATTGGAGAACAGGACGGGCTCGCGGTTCAGGTCACGATAGCAACCTGCGGCAATCAGCAACCCTAGCGGCTGAGACGGTAGAGAATCCATACGGTCGGCAAAGAGGTCATGGTTTCCAACCGCTCCCCAGACCCTACCGAGCGGGTAAGAGCCGAATACCCGAATAAGGCGTTCAATCGTTGCTAAAGAATTTCCGGGGGACTTCGCCACTTTATTGTGAAACACGTCCCCGCCGACCAAACATACCCCATTTAGTTTTTCTGTCAGGTCTAGAACGAACCGAAGCTTATCAAATATCGCCCCCGCATAGTCGTCCCCCCTTCGTCCGGGCGGAATCGCAGACATGTGGAGGTCGGTGATCCAGACTAAATTTACTCGTGGATGGGGAAGTTTTACAACTTCCAAACCCCTATCATAGGACATATCATGACTCAATTTTGGACTGTATATCGAACCACCTGTTTAGTTAATACTCATTTTTACATTGGCAGGCACAAAACAACGAACGTGAACGACGGGTATCTTGGGTCGGGTACGGTACTACGGAAAGCCGTAAAGAAGCATGGACGAGAAAAATTCATCAAAGAAGTGTTGTTTGTATTCGGCACCAAAGAAGCCGCCGATCTCAAGGAAATTGAACTCGTGTACGAAGAACGAGACAACCCTAAATGCTACAATATCGCCAAAGGCGGTGAGGCTGGCTGGGACTACGTAAACGAAGCTGGTGTTGTATCACGACATTGGCGTGATAATCGAGAAAGTCGAAGAGAGGCCATACGTAGGGCGGTTCAAAAGAAGTGGAATGAGCCCGAACACCATGCGACCCACGCGGCGGCTAACGGGAGCCCGAATGCCAAGGCAAAACAAAGCTTAAGTCACATTAAACAGTGGGAGAATCTAACTCCAGAAAAGCTAAAGGAGATCAAAGCGAATCGTTCGGAAATGTGGAAAGACCCGAAGAGAAAACAGGCCCAAGCGAACAAGGTCGCAAAAAGTTGGACTCCAGAACGTTTAGATGCCCAGAAACAAATAGCGATTCGAGTGAATCACACCCGCTGGCACCAAGCTAAAGGAATCGTAGATGTGGGTTGCGAGTTGTGTCACTAGCTACTCTCGCATCCAGCGGTTTTGACGCAGGCCGCTCGGCTGGACAGGTTGGGCGGCAAACGCGCCCTTCCAGTAGTCTTCGAGCAGACATTGCTGGGCGGCGGCGATCACGAGATCGAGAGCGTTGCTGCCATCGACTCCCTCTTGTGCCGTCTGCGACCAGCAGTGACCCATGCGGATTTGGTGTCCGCGAATTGTGATCGTGTAATCCGTGTTGCCGTAGGCATACGCATAGTCCCAGCAGCCGTTGGGACAATTGGAATACGATTCGCAGAGGGTGCCCTCAGAGATGTAATCGCGGTAACCGTCTTTGAGGCGACAACCGCAAATGGGGCATTGAGCGTAGCCGAACCGCAGTGGTGCGGATAGGCCATACGGGAAACCGAAACTAACGGGCTGAAGCTGACTCACTGGCTGCCTCGCGCTTGTTCAACAGAATGATTTCTGTGACCTTGAGGGCGTCATCCAGATTGTCTACGCGGAATGGAACGGTCTGCCGCACCATCGGGTGGTCGTGAGGATTGCCCTCTTTTTCTATGACCAGAACCGCAGGCTTTCGAGCAGCATCGCACCAACCCATCTCGATCATCGGACCAACGGAAATCCGCTGTGCGCCCAGAAGGTAGAATACCACCAAGTCAGCGCCCATGCAATCGTAGCGGTCTTGCGTGGTCAAGCCCTGATCGGTGGACAAGGGGAAATTCTCGTAGGACTGTTCCAGAACCCCCAGACCCGCGAGATAATCCTTGCCGCGAAGTGGGGAATAGGCTTTGATGCGGGAGTCCACACGGCGAGTAAACTCGTTCCGCCATTCTTGCGCCCCGGCGAAGGTCAGTCCTGAAATCGGGCCAGCTAAGTAGACTTTGAACATGTGGTTATCTCCTTACCCTATCAATACTGAGTTTTGGGAGAATTACCCCTGTTGAAGCTCTCGATATTGCTCCATCAAGTCCTCACCCTGCTCCAACTGGGTGTTCAAGACCGCAAGCTGCTCGGCGAGGTTGGCTTCCAAGCTGGTTGCGAGGGCTTGCAACTCTTTGGCTGTCATAGCTTCGGGGTTCTCGATCCCGAGTTCCCGCAACTTCCGATAGGCTTCTTCCAGCTTGCCCTGTTCGAGACCCTTCTGTTGGTTGATCTGATCGCGACCGCTCTGAAGGGTGGTCACCCGGGCTTTAAGCTGCTTCAATCGTTCCTGTGTCTGTTCCAGTTCCATTACTCACTCCCCGTCCCCGTTGGAATTCTGCTACTCGCTGCAAATACTGGATGAATTCGGCATACCCCATCTTGCTCTTGGCATAATTGCAAATCGTGCAGCAAGGAAGACAATTCTGCGGGGTATACCCGAGATCGTTATCCCTTCGGTCTATACCGTTGCAGACCCACCCACCGTTGTATTTAGCTGTAGAGGAGTCAAGTTTCGTGTAGCTCCGTTCGACTGGCGGTGCACCGCAATAGTGACAGTTTTGCTGGCTCAACACCGTAAAATCTTCGGTTGACAACCCCCAGACTAGACCACGTTCCTTCGCTGCGTACCTGTATTGACCTATGATTTTGTTCCGAGTAGCGATTCCCGGCCCACGAAACCTTCGATCAATCGCCACTCGTTTGTAAGTGCCTTTGCTACTCACACGTATGCTCGATAGCTCTGCCGCACTTTGGGCAAAGACTCTTCTTCAATTCTTCCTGCGCTTCAGTCAATTTTGAGTCAGTTTCAGTCAACTCGGCTGTCTTGGCCTTCAGGCTGCGACGAAGCTCAATCACCTGCCCTATGGTCTTAATACTGGAATAGAGTCGCACCGAAGAGGCGTACTGTGGCTCTACGGCGTCGATGTCGGGGAACACGCGGCGGTTGGCTTTCAGGACACGTAAGGTCTCGACAGCGACCAACTTCCGCCAGATCGGTAGGACGGGCACCCATGCCTCGGAGCCGCCGTCTATAACCGTGGTGACCTTACCAAGCCACTTCGACAGGATGCGGGATTCCGCCGCCTGATTGAGGTAGGCGATTTGTTGCGTCAATCGCTCAACTGGGGTCGTATTTGGCACCGCCAGAGCGTTCTGGAGCCGTTCTAGGGGCTTCAGACGGCTAAGGCGTGTCAGAGCCTCCCCAAGCCATACGGACTTGAAATCCAGCGCCCTAATGCGAAGCTCCAGTTCGTGGAGGGTGCTCAGGAGGCAGCCGCCATTGGCGCTCAGGGGCATGAGCTTGGACTTCCGTTCCTCAGCCTCACGAATCTCCGCAGCTAGGGTTTTGGCTTCACCGTTTTTGTCACTTATCCGTGACCCGGCCTCCTTCTTGCCAGCTTCCAATTTCTCCGTGCCGCCAAAGGCACCGAGGATGGCATTCAGGTCGGCAGGCTTGTAGGCTTTCTTGTCGAGCAGGAATTGGGGGTCATTCTGTACCCCGAAGATGGGGTCAAAGTCGAAGTCCCCGACAGTGATCTCTCCGCAGAGCAGGTCTTTGACGGGCGGCGGGATGTGGCCGTCCAAGCTGGTGTAGGCGTTCTTCTCGTCGCCATTGAGGACGTACTTAACCTTCCCCGCCTTGTTGCGGGTTGCCTTGATCGTGATCCCGTTGATACTGAGGGTGAGTTCGAGGGGTTCCTTCTTAGGGTCACGGATAAAAGCGGCGTCGAGTTCGTTGCGAAGGATACCCCTGAGGGCACGGGACAGGCTGGACTTCCCCTTGTTGGAAGGGCCTGTCAGGACGGTAAGCCCGCCGATTTCTAGCTCGAAGTCCGCCCACGGTTGGAAGTTACGACCAGAAAGGCGCAAGGCTACTTTCTCCCTGACATTACCTCTGCCATCTTCAGCATATTGACGTGGTAGCGACAGATGGGGATGCGGTTTTCGCCGTTTGGCCCTTCGCACCACCCCTCGGCAGGTTTACCACATGGTGGAACGCCTACGCCGCAAGGTTTGCCGATTACGGTCTCGATTGTGCTCATTACTCTACCTCAACATCATCGAGGTCGAGTTCTTCAACAGGCTCGAACTCTTTCCCCTCAAGTGTCCCGTAATGTGCTTCCCATTTCTTCACAGAAATGGTTAGGCTGAACTGCTTGAACAATCCGAAAAATTCTTCACGAGTAAGGTCTTTGCTAACTTTCCGCACGCCTTCCCATACGCCTTCTTCTTGTCCTGCTTTGTAGTTCTCCCTGCCGACGATAAAGATGTCAACTGATGCGCGGGTCGTTTTCTCCCCAGTCCACATAGAGATGCCGACGATATGTTCCCCGTCAGCGAGCGTCACACCCAAGCCCGCCAAGAACTTCTCGCCGTGCTCGAAGTCGATCCAATCAGCCGAGGCTGAGCCCTTGAGATCGCCGTAATGTACTCCCGATTGGAAGATCATTAGATTTCCTCGATGACGGCTTCAACTGGGCCGAAATCACGGAGTGTTGCCGCCAGTTCGTCGATTTGCTCGTGCGTGGCGCGTTTGAAGATGAGCGAAACTACGGAGCGTACCTCCGGCATGGGCGACCCGTCTGTCCGACCAGAGTTGTCCAGAAAAACGCCTTGATACTCACCATTGGCAGTCTGTTCGTTGTCGATACAGACCGCATAGGTCACGGGGATACGAAGATAAAGCTTGTTTGTTGTGGGCATGAGAACCCTCCAGTCTGATAATACTGGGGTTTCAGGAAAAGGGAGGTTTTATTCTTCTTCGCCGAGGAGGGCGGTTGCAGGATTGAGCAAAGATGATCGATTCCGCCAACATTTCTTCAGCTTTGCGGGGTTGTTTTTGCTGTTTCGCCAACAACGGAGTTCGTACCCGCGAACCTTACCCATCTCATCGGGGCCGAGGTACGTGCGGATGAATCCCCCTCTACCCGGAACGATAAAGTCCCCAAAGTCGAGATACCAGTCTTCTTTGGGGACTTCGCCCCCAGTGGGGAGTTCTTTTTTGACGCGATCAAGCCCATCGTCTGGAAGCCGATTCATGCGGGCTTTGAGATGGATTTTACCGTAGGTGATGTCGCCCTCTGGGTACTCGCTCCACTTGGCTAATCGGGGCATGAGGGGGGTCTTTCTAGCCAAGCATGTATTCGTGGAGAGCATCGCCCAATGGGTTATAAAGAGGGTCATTCGACGGCAAGGTCTTGAATTTGCCGAAGAGTTCCTTCACGTTTTCCTTGGTGACAAGGATAGGTTCGGGAGCACGCCCCGTGCCCTGTTCGGGGGCTGCACGCTTCATTGTTTCTGCCGTATACATGGTAGTCCCTAGTGTATCACTACTGGATTTTTGACGCAACTTGGGAGTTTCATCGGGGAAACCTCCCCATTCTCCACTGATTTTTTCATCCAGCAGGTCCTCGACCAGATCAGGGGTGTGGGCGGTAGCAGTGCTCATTTGTTGTCCTCTACAACAGTTTTCTGTAGGTCTAATTTTGCCATTTTCCAGTTAAACCGCTGAAAACAACCTAGTTTCCCGCAAAAAGTTTCATGCTCATTGGCGGAGAATTCCCTGTTCTCCTGCGGCGTTGAGAACAAGGACTTTACGAGGACGGTGGTATCACCAAAGCGGTATCAGTGGCGAGTTGGTAACTGGCGGGCCTAAAGTGCCACATAGTGGA